ACATTATGCGCGGTCAGGCTTAGGGCATGACAAAGGGGCCGACAGGCCCCTTGGTTCTTTGATGCCGATAAGTCTATATATCGGCATCAATCTTTCTTGAGCTTCTCTGCCATATACCGGTCACCCAGCAATGAAGCATGGATTTCGTCCATGATTTCCAGTGCTCTCAGGAGATCGTCTTTACTCAGGGTTTGACGCCGCTGCACTTGAGCATGGAAGTTGTTCAGGCGACGGACATTGCTCCCAATGCGGGCCAGCTTCTCTTCATCTAAAACCATTACAGTTTCCCTTTTGTGATCAATAAGAAGGCCCATTTTATCACATTCAGGAAACGAAATTTTCAAGCCTCAATAAGAGCCTTCAACTTGCGGGCTTTAGCCTGCGCGACACGTCTTGCCCGTGCTCGTTGCTCTAACCAATCAGAGATCCAGAGCATCACCAAGAACAGGATCGCGCCCCAAACTGGAGCAGTCAGGATGACAATACAAGCATAAGCGAGCAAAGCCAGATCATCAGAAAGCCCGCCCACAAGCAGAGCAATCAGGGCAAAAATTTCAAAGGCAACAAGGAAGAAAAGTCCCATAACTAGAACCATCGACAGCATCAGATCAGCGGATTCAATCATCACCGATCCAGAGAGTCAATCGCCCAGTAAGAGATAACAGCCCTTCGGGCTGGGTTTTCAAGGGAACGTGCCCAGGGTTTGGCTAAGGTGGAAGAATTCCCCCCGTATTACTACCCGGGGGGCTTGGCAGCCAAGCAGCCCCAAAGCCACACAGAAAGCCCCAAAACAAGCTGACGCCGTGAGAGCGGCTTGTCTACGACAGGAGGCCAAGGAAGGCGCTAACCGTGCCCCATAGCCTTCGGCTGGGCACTGGAACTGGGGCAGTAAAGACCGGTTTTGCAGGAAAGGGGGCGATCCGGGCTCGGGGCCAGATGGGCGTGTTTCGCCGGGAGACGTCAGGAGGCTAAATCAACGGACGGGAGCGGCTTATAGGGGCTCCCGCCCCTGTTCACTGGCGCAATTGGAGCCACAATTTAACATAAACATTCGCGTCACGCGGTCGCATGTATTTATGTCCGGGTATCATTTTCATGACTGGTCATCACTGGGTTTCCCCGTATTTTTGACCCCGGCAAAGAGGCCCGCATTGTATTTCCGGCGCAACGCATCCCCCTCGGGGTCACAATATACGTCCACAGGCTGGCCCTGATACTTCACCACCGCATGGCATGCACTCATTGGATCCACCCTAGCCAGTTCATCCGGCCAATCGTCCGCATCGAGCGGCTGCACACTATCCCCTTTGCGCAGCGAAAAGCAGTATTGCACCCGGTACTCTCCCCGCTGATCCTTTATCAGGATATGGCAGCTGATAATCAGCTGATGGCCCGCGAACGGCCCTATAGCAAGGACACCAGCAGCAGGCGCAGCAGGAGCGCCACTAGGACGTACATCAGAAGGGGCCGAACTACCCACCTCCCCAGCAGCCGGAGCAGCGGCAGAAGTGGTTTCAGCGGCCTTAGCGGGAGCATCAATATATTCAGGCTTGATGAAACCAAAAATAAACAGAGTCCCCACACCGCCAGAAAAAACAATACTTTAGGGTCTCGTAATACCGAACTACCCGCAATTGTATCCGAGACTTTACCGGTTGTAGTCGAGTCATAAAGCTTGAAAACATACTTTGGCACCTTATTGAACGGCTTGGCTTGCAGCACATCGGACATGGATGAGCCGGAGTTATCTGACAGGTGAAGGACGGTCTTATACCGGCCACCTATCCCCAATATCGCCATATTGGTATGGCGAATCGCAGTCTCTGCAGCAGCCCGGATAACCTGATGCACCTTCTTGATATTTGGCGTGGTGAACACGAAATCCCAGTTATGGTGCCGGTGCATATCGAAGGCCACATCAATGGTTTCCGGCCTGCCATCTTCCTTGGCCACATCCGGCCCACCGGGATAATCGAGCCGATCTAAATCACTCTGGCGCCACGCTGGCGGAAATACCCGCTGCACTTCATCGACCAGGAAGAAAGCGCCCTTGGGTGCCCAATGGTAAAAGCGGGCCAACTTATCGCGCCCCTCTTGGGATTCTGTCTCGATATAGGTCACTTCGAATTCGTCAGGCACCTCCTTGCCCAGCACCTCCTTGCAACGCTCCGCCGTGAAGCCGCGCACGTTGGTGATGATGTGGCGGCCCGCCTTGATGGCTGGCAGAACATCGGTATGAATGGCCCCTGACGACTTGTAAGAGCCCGGCGCACCGTGATGGATTTTGATAGACATGGATCACCACCCAAACATATTCAGCAAAAAGCGAGCGATAAAAGCCTGCGTTATTATCGAAATGCCCTTATCAAGGCGCAGGTATAACAAAATCCCTTTCATTTCCGCAGGCAGATTATTAAATGAAGCCGATATCAAATCGCTGAATTGCAAATTAATTAAAATCTGTTTGGCAACATCCCATGAAAAAGTGAGCAGGAATATTTTGAACTCCACCCACTGAATAGCCAACTTAATACTTATCCACGCTGCAAACTGCACCGCGAGTTGATATATGTCGCTGAAAAATCCATTGAACAAATCACCCATCCATTCCATATATCACCTCTTAGCCACTATCATCAGCGCGATAAAGTAAAAGATAAACATCAAGATGGCCGCCAACATTTCCCAATAGCCCCCGGCATCCGGGCAGATAGAATAAGAACGACCGAACATCGAAAACATATCAAAACACTTTGGCACCCCTGCCGACCCACTAAAGCTATAACGGAATGTATCAGCCATTTCTGTTTTTATTCCGTCATAAGTATTAGTAAGCTGATTCTTGGTTTCCTTGTATTTATTATTGATGGTTTCCAAGTCAAAAAAACACTCAGCCCCACCCTTACAAAGTCCTGAATTATATTCAGCGCCAGCAACATGCAGAGGGTTTTCCCCAGAGCCGGGCATTTTAGAATAATCAATCCCCTGCCCTTCCCCACCACTACCCGTACCGCCAGAACCATCACTGCTACCCGTACCACCTTTATTAATGGCCTCAGCAATGGCCTTAATATTGCGGTTCATTTCGATGCTGTTATTTCGCAAATCTTGCGCAGTATTCCAATAGAAGTTATTAAGAGTGCTATTCAACTCATGAGTATTATCTTTAATGCTGGAAATATCCCATTGATAACCCTTAACCAAGTTATAAAAGTTTGCACCTATATGTGTTTGGGCAAAGTCAGGGCCGAATGTATTAGCGTTAATTTGCTTTAATTCGTTATATATTTTTTCAGCTTGAGCAGAATCACCAACACCAGAAGAACCAGAACCAGAACCAGAACCAGAAGAGCCCATCTTTGAATTTATTGACTGCAATAAATCGTTAGACGCATTAATGCGCCCCAGAATTTCATTTGTAGCATTTTTAGATTGATAAATATCGTTAGCCATTCTATCCAAATGATAGAGACTTGTTTTCATATCGCGATAAAGTGACTCAGCACTGTGAGCAATAGAATTAATATTATTTGAATCCTGCTTAGTACCATCTATCAGCTGATGAAGAGCCGAACCAAGGTTTTTATTTAGCTTGGCAACAGAACCAGAAACAGACGTCCCTGTCGCGTCACCAATGACCGGCTGAAAGAAATCCCAACCATTCACCACACCACCGCCATTCCCTTCATCTGGTGTATTGCCGCTGCCGTCAGAATCGCCGTTCCCGCTGCCGTTGGAGTCAGACCAGCTACAGGTGGTCCCTGTCGTCTCGACCGGCCCCTTGGTATTCGCCAAGGGAAGCTCGACACACACACCCTTGCAGTTAACAAGGCAGCCGCCATGCTCAGAACCTTCAAACTTGAGGCAGACCGGCAAGCGCGTAGCCATGGTGACGTTGCCCAGCTGCACCCCAACCGGACAACCCCCAATGGCGAAGGCCAGCGAAGGAAACAGCAATAAAAACAGACCAATGCGCACACTACCTCCCAATAAAAAAGGCGACCGGAGCCGCCTTTGTGTCATATCGAAAACGATGCCCTGTAGCCTTCAACAAAGAACAGGAACCACAGCGTCCCGATGAGCAAAGACATGGCTTAGGCTTTGCGCATCATGTTGATCAGGATGCCGACACCGACCACAGTCGCCACCACCATCATGACCTTAGGCGCGGTGATAGTGACGTCTGACTGGGCAGAGTCCAGGGCTTTACCGGCAGCCTCAGCGATGCCACCTTCGGCATGAGCGGCACCCATAGCAGCGACAGAACCAACCAGGGCAATACAACCGTTACGGAAGAAATTAGGCATTTTCGTTTATCCTCTTTTTGCACCAACAATTAACCGGGCAATAGCGCCCACTTTTAAACCCAAAGCCCACAATACAATCCCAGAGCTAAAGGCAATTCCCACAATCGATATATCGAACTGAAACCAGTTGGATATATCGGTGAGTTTAATGTGCTCTTGAGAAGTCAAAAGCACGTAAGAGCATGTTTCCGGCGGGGCCTGTTTTACGTACCCTTCGGAAGTTAAATCAACGCAGATCATTTATTTGGTGCCCTCGTCGTCGCTCGCTGCACGTCTTCGCTCCTCCTCCTCAGGCACCGGGTTATCAGGGTTTTTTGTGGAGCGGGCCGAATTCATCCTGTTTGGCCCCGCCTTCAATCTCGAAGCCAGCCACGATATTTCGGGCCGGGTTGCGTGGGTCAGCTTCCAGCAGCAGGGTGATGGGCTGAAGCTTGGGACAGTCAGCGATATTAGCCAGAATGATCGGGTCATTCTTGAGGGGCATTTCCTTGGCCTCAAAGCCCCAGTTATTGATTTGGCACTCGGGCATATCAATATTGGTGGCAGGCACCAAGAATTGCACGTTGGCAAAATCATACGGCTTAGGGCTCGCACCTTTGCGGGAAATACCTTTGCCATGGGTCACACACAGCACCATTACGCCAGTAATTTTCGACATATCTTTACTCTCCACTTGGATTATTAATGCCCGTTCAGTTGGGCTCGAAAAGCGGTATTTCGTCTAACTCTGGTGGCAGCGGCATCAGCAGCCGCACCGGTACATCATCAGGGCCTAAATGCCCAATTAATTGACGCACAATGGAATCGCTCGCCAATCCTTCGACATTCTTTAGATAGTTGACCAGACGACCCGCCATTCTGGACATATTGGTCACAGCATTATCGCGGCAAGTCTTGAATTTGTTCTTAAACGTGGTTATCCGTACCGGCTCGGTTACTTCTTTGACCAATTCATCCAGCCACTTGGCAAATTGCGGATACATGCCCGCGAAATAAGGGTCTGGGTTTATCAGCACATCCAGCGGAATAACGCGGTCTTTACTGTGTAGCTCGCCTTCGGCGCGCACCCAGTTGGGATATTCGGCAGACTCCATCTGCTTACCCTTCTCATAGATGCGGCCACATTTGCCATTAGCGCGAGAGCCGATATAGAAGGAACAGCCAGAAGACGCGATCATGCCAAAGCGCTTGGCCATGGCATTGTGAACCTCGGGAATAAACTCCCCGGCTTGAATGGCCATCCACTTGGGAGCCATACCGCGAGCCGGGTGAAAATGGCCTAATTCCGCCGCTTCGACCGCTCGCAGATAAGATATAACCGAGCCTGAGTAATCATCCAGCGCGAGGTCAACTCGAGTAATACGGAGCCCAGGCACCACAGAAATGACACGGTAAAGAGCGTCAAAGTCCAATCCATCACATCCGGCTCCAGTGAAGGAAACCATGCAGCCGTGGTTGGCAGCTCCCCAAGCCACAAGGCCACAAGCAATTCCATCGATAAGAATGTCACCACTATAGCTGTAGCCGTGCAGACCCCCGCGACGATGGCGGACGGTAAAGCGAGGCGCAGGGATCGGTACACCAATCTGGTAATTGAGCTCTTCAAAGAAAATCTCCAGTTCGCCACAGCATAGGGCATCGAGAAACTGCACCCCGTAGCAGTGGATCAAGTCGTTATAGGCGTCCCAATACTTGCCGTCCGGGTTGACCTCAAATTCAGAGAAATCAAGCAAACTGGCGCAGACGGCCTTTAATTCGCGGTGGATATCAGCGCGAGCGGTGTACTTAGAAGCCAATACCGTCTCCATGGCTTGAGTCATGGAAGGCGTGACCACGGCAGGCACATCCTGCTCGACTTCGACATAAAGCGGCTCTGGATAGGCCGCAGACCGTAACCGTTGCTCGGTTGCTTGGGCTCGGGTTTGCGGTGCCGGCTCTACCGGTGCCGGCCGGCGATAAATCAGGCCATTGGCAGCAGGCGCAGGCATGGCAGCAGCCAAAACAGAGGACTTGATATCAAAGCGCGGAATGGCCTTGAGCAAAGCGCCCTGCTTTGCCAGCTCGGTGATACGTTTGAGCGGCTCGGGAGTGAAGGTGAACGACAGAAAGTCGATTTTGGTTTTCGGGTTATGACCAGTCATCGAAAAAGACTCCTTGGTCATAGAACCCGCGCCATGTGTCCTCGGTCACTTCGACCGGCACAAAGTCAAAATCGGGGTAAGTCAGTGAGAGATAACGGCACAGCTCGGTGAGGTCACGGAAGAACTCAACCTGCCCGGCAATACAGGCGGAGACATCGCCGGTTGGCTCATTCTGCCAATAGACGTTTCTTTCCGGCCTGACCGTTGCTGAAAAAGCACTCACCCTGTAGCCCCCATTGATGCGTCAATTAATACGCATGCATCCAACCTATGGGGAGCGAGCATACAACCGAGTCCGCATGAATGCAACGGTGTGAGTTAAAATCAGCAGGTATGCATCAAGAGGTCACGAAATGACACATGTAGGCGACAATATAAAACGCATCCGTAGGAAGGCTGGGATGAACCAGCAGGAGCTGGCGGAACGGTGTGGGATCTCGAAATCACAGCTTTCTAGGCTCGAAAGCGGAGAGCAAGACAACCCGCTGATAAAGACGATCATCCCCATCGCTACCGCGCTAGGGGTATCACTGGATGAAATCGTGTTTGGTGAGACAGCGGAATCTATGACCTACCTATCGCAGGCCATGGAGGAACTACCGGATGAAGACAAGGCCGCGATCAGAAAGCTGATCAGAGGCTGGATGCTGATTTCTCATACAGAGAAGCTAGGCGACTAGCCGCCGCCTGCCCTCGCATAACACGGGTTATATTAAACATTCTCGGGCGTCTGGATGATGCCAGCGAGCTGTCCCACATCCCTCCTACCTCTAAGCCCCCTGCCCCGCTCGATTGTGGCAGGGGGCCTAGTGTTCAACATAACCACTGTTC